TACATGATTTGTTTTGTAGTAATGAAGATATAAAAAACAATAATGTAAGAGCTTATAGTTGGGATTGTAAAACTTGTGGAGCTGAAGATATAAGATGTGATCTTAATGGATTAGTACAAACAGGTGATGATCCAGAATTTATTAGCATAAAAGATAATAATTTTTGGGATGGATGTGAACAAAGAAATGATCCTAACTATGAGTAAACTAGAGCTTACAACCCTTTGCCATTTGATTATGGCGAGGGGTTTGTTTTATCATCAATTTCGATTGCGTCTACATCCAGAATATCATTATCTTGCCAAGATACAGAAATTTTCTGATCTATATTCTGCTTTACAGGTTTGTTATCCGAATATAAATCTGTTAGCTTCCCGGCTAGATAAGTAATAAACTTTGTTTTTTCTCTGATCCAAAGTATTTGATTTGGATTTTCAACTTCTTGATACTGAAAGATTTGTAGCAATTTGTCTATTAATGTTTGGATACCAATTTTTCTAGCGTCAGTAATCTTGTCATTCAGTTCCTTGTTTTTTTTTAAGATAGCGTAGAACTTCATCAAGCTGATTTGTGAGGGGTTGAGCTTTTGGTCCTGTATTATTTCTGTAAGGGTTTTTCCTTCGATAAGATTGCTTATAATAGTATCTTGATTTTTCATTAGTTCCAATTCTTGGCTTGACTTTTTCGTTATAGTATTCTGTGACTTGTTCGATTGTTTTATCTCTGAATTGCTTGAGCTTTGAGAGTGCTTTGATTCTTGTGTCATGTGTATATTTTTTTTGGTTAAATCCTTTTATATTATTACCACCATGAAACATACATAAAAATTTGCCATTAGCGGTTGGATAACCTTTTGCTCTACAGGGTCGTTTACTTCTTCTTGTCAGACTTTGACAAAAAACTTTTCGTTGCTGAAATCCTGCCATGTTCCCTCTTATTCTTAGCTACCTTATTCTTATAAAAGTAATTAGTTTTTTTCCGCATATTATCTACAGCATTTTTTATTATATTAACTGGTACATAATTCTTGGCAGCATCCCCTTGTATTTCAAGAGCTTGTTTACAAAGATAGGGGTTATCATTATTATCAATAGCTTGGTTTAATTCTTGCTTAGTAAAGTTATTCGCTATCTCTTTTAAAATAGTTTCTTTATCGCTACCACTCTCCGCAAGACCTTTTATAAAGGTAGTTAATCTAGTTAGTTTATATGGTAGTTCTTCTAATACTGATCTATCAGAGACATGGATGTGTCTGTGTGACCTATCATAGTGTCTATCAGACCTATCTTGTTTATAACCTACAATATACTTGGGGTTTATTGTGTAAAGAATAGTAGATTTTAATCTCTTTTTCTGTATAATCCCCGCTTTTTCTAATAGGGTCGTGCAACGATAAATTGTGGATCGTGATAAGCCAATCATGTCTGCGATTGTGGCTTTGCGTGGGTAGCATTGTAAAGTCTTGGCATTTGCAAACTTTAGTAAACAAATAAATACCATAATTGTATTAGCTTTTTGCTTGTTTGGAATGGTTCTAAACTGCGTATCATTAAACAAGGAAAACTTAACCCTTATGTGTGGCTCATACTTCTGTTGCATTTTTGCAACACCTCCTGTGTTCTTTATGCAACTCATGTAGATAGCCTAGCCATTGGTCTTGTGATAGCTCGTATATGGCACTCACAGGCTCTGTAATGCGTTTTATCCTAAATTTCATATCCTTACCCATAGGAGTGTAAAAAACTAAAAATCCGGGTATCTCAAGAGCATTAGCGACTATCTTTGTAAGGGTTGTAGCCTTGTAAACTTGACCCTTGTCATAGCAAGTCTCTTTTACAGCTAAAGGTTGATAACATTTAGGACAAACTTCAATAAAATCTATGTCTATACCGGCTAATCCCTCAAATTGTCTGTGCCAATCGTTGTAGCTGCCATTGCTAAATGCGTAGGTCCATCTAGCCATACTTCCTTATAGAGTTTTGCAGTATTTTTTTTTGTTTCTGTAGCATATCTATTTTTTCTTTTAATGTTTTTATTTCAAAATCTTTTATTTCATTTTCTGTTTTAATAATATCTAATTCTTTTTCTAATTGTTTAACCTTATCAGCAGCCTCTATCTCTTCCAACATACCATCATAGGTCATTTTTCTAACTCCTTTGCAAGATAAAGAATACCAATACATTTAAGCTCTGATGTTGTAAGTAAGTCAAATCCTACCATTTTAAACATCAATTCTTTTTCATCTTTTGTAAAATCAAAATCCTCTGATTGAGATATTTTATATCGCAAGTCATTCATTTCTTTTTCTTTTAAATCAAACACCACACATACCCTCATCACAAAGATGGCTAAACATATCTAATTGTTTATCATCTTCAGCTTTATTAAATTGAACTTCTCCTAAAGGTTTACATGATCTATGCACAAATATTTCTTCGTCTTTTTTTCTTGTAATACTTCTAACTTTCTTGTCAAAATCAACAGCTATTGCAAATTCTTTTGGTCTTTCTGTTTTCATAAAATGCCAGTACGCATCATTATGAAATGGACATACTATACAAGCTGATTTTTCAGGCATAATTACATTTTGTTTTTTTAAATAATTAATACAATCTTGACGAGACATATTCATTTCAATCAATGGATGTTTATTTAAAATATATTTGTCTCTTGCGGGTTTCATTCTTTGTACTTCGTCTGTTGATATACCAATCCATTGCTCAACATATTTATCTTTAGGAAAATGCTTACCCTTTGCTACACCACAAAGTTCTCTTATTTTTTTTCTTATTTCTTGAATTTTATACACATTTGTGCATTGACGCATTACCATACCTTTTTTACCAGTAATTTTATTTTGTGTAAAATATGGTGCATCAACAAAGTTTGTTGTGTCTTTTGCAGCCAACATATCTTGCATAATATCTCCTTTTGAAACAACATAAACAGGATAAGGTAAAATTGATTTTAAATATTTTAAATATTTATTTACTGCCGCAGGTTCATTTTGTGTGTCTGCGAAGATTGCTGCTTGTGGCATAGGTAAATCACCTTTAGCCGCCATGATTGCCATTGTAGAACTTTGTACTCCTGCACCTAAACTTATTACAGATAATATTTTTTTTCTGTTTTCCATTACTTTAATACTTCTATTTTTTTCACAACTGATCTTGGATAAACTGTGGTGTTGCCAACTGTAAGTGAACCATCATCATCAAAGCTATGCGAAGCAAAGATGATTAACTTCTTTTGATCTTTGTATAATAAATACCCTGTATCTTCACAAATAGAATATACTTGATCCTTTGCTTTTTCTAAGCTCATCCACTCAGAGTTTGATACAATGTCAATCCAATATATCTTGACCCTTTTGTATTTAAACTTTTTTTCTTTCCCAGTATTCTTCATAAAAATCGTTAGGTTGTACCTTGTTATTGGTTGCTACAACAATCTTTTTCATCACTACCGGGTGAGGTATTCGATCACCTTTTGCATAGCGTTGAACATTAGTTGCAGGATTTATATTTATAATACCAAACTTATTAGCTGCTTGTGAATAACTTAGGTTATTCTTTTTTATCCAATCTGATAGTTTCATAAACTCCTTTCTGAAAATATGCTGATACCATAAAGGTTATATAAATCAAGCAAAAAATTAAATAGACAATATGGTAAAAATCAGTATAAATAAATCAAACAATGAAAGAATATTTTGAGACTTTTAATGGCGGTAAAGGATTAGACCATTGGTCACCTACCTCTTCACAGAACTTTACAAGGTTCTTAATTAACTATTCTTTACCGCAAGAAGTTAGGAGATCATTCAAGATTAGATACAAAGCACCCTTTGGTAATCTTACAAATAACACAGCTCAAAGGTTAAAATGTGAAGTTCTTTTTGAGGGTGATAAACGAATCAAACTT